AGGTTGAAGACATTACCTGTTGCATTGTTTGTGATACCTGCGTTAGCAGTTGCATAAACAGTACGAACAACTTCGCGGTTGATTTCAGCAAGAATTTCAGTTGACAAAATATTTGTCAATTCTGTTTCTGCGTCGAGACCGTGAATTGCCTTGAGGTCTTGTGCAAGTTCTAGCGTGTATGATGCCTGTAGACCACGAGTGTTTGCTGTTACAGCAACACGGTCGATCTGGAAGCCCATCTGTGCTAGGTTTGCTGATTCACCGAAGGCTGTTGAGAAGCCAGGACCAGTGTTATCAAGACCGAAGATTGATGCGTTAGCATTACCAGGGTTGACAGCCAATGTTGACTGTGTGCCTGTTGCAGCATTACCTGAGTGACCAGTATTTGCTTCATTGAACAATGCTTCACCAGCACGTGCTGTTGCAGATGCGAAGGTTGAACGCATTGCGAAGATCAAGCCTGTTGGACCTGTCATTGGCTGAACGCCGCAGATGTCATAAGCCATTAGGTTTGGTAGTGCACGACGGACCAATCCGATTAGAATTGGGTCGAAGCCCTTGATTGCGCCTTCGCCACCATTAACAGGTGATGAACCACCACCGATGTTGTTTGGTAGACCACCGCCTGCAACTGAACCTGCTTCCCAGAGGTTCTGCATTGAGCGTGATTCTTCCATGAGGGCGCGCTCTTGGTTTTCAAGAACGAGTGCAGTAACTGCACGCTTGTATGGGTCAGTAACTTTTGGTAGATCGCCGTGATCTAGAACTGGAGCCCACTTCTTTACATATGTTTCATTAAGATACATTTTTATTCTCTCCGTAAAAAAGATGAGTTAATTAGGCTTTTGGAGCCGTTTTTGCGATTGCATTAACATAATGTTTCATCATACCATGAATTTCTGCTACTTCTGGCTCTTCAACAGCTGTTTCTTGAAGTGCCTTTACCTCACTTGTCACTTTCTTTGTTGGGAAGTAGTTCTCGCGAATTACTGCGAGCTTATTATTAAACTCACCCTCTGTGGTGAACTCCACGCCCTCTGCGAGCGAAATCATCTTAGCAATCTGTGTTTCAGTTAGACCTTCGCAGATCTTACGGACTGCTTCATTTTTCTTTGCGCTATTTAGTTCTTCAACTAGAGCAGCCTTCTCAGCAGCAGCTGCTGCCATTGCTTCTTCTAGTCCAACAACTTTAGCGGCTAGTTCTTCAGCAACATCGACCTTCTCTTCTGGGATTTCGATGTAGTGTTCTGTGAATAGATCCTTCAAGCCATTGATAAAGTCTTCAACGATTTCAGCGCGGAGACCTGTTTCAATTGCAACTTGATTTTCCTTGACCCACTCTTCAACTGCATAGTTGAGATACTCATCAACTTGTGCAGCCATTTCGTTCTTGATTTCTTCGATTGCTTCAGCAAGAACTGTTTCGTTCTCAGAAAGAACATCTTCAACAATTGATTCAACACGTGATTGAACAGCTGCTTCGAAGATTGTTGTTGCTTTAACGCGGAACTCTTCAGAGAGTGATTCGCCATTGAATAGCGCATCGACATCTTCCTTCATTGAGCCCTTGTGCTTGGCAACCATATCTTTCTTATAGTTCTTCTTCATCTCAGTTTCATCTTCATCATTCTCTTCTTCATCATCTTCCATTTCAGCTTCTTTTGCTTCAGCAATTTCTAATTCTTCTTCAGCAATAACTTCGCTGTTTAATTCTGTTTCTTCGCCCAAGTCTGGTTCTACGCTGCCAACTACTGGCTTTGCGATACCTGCAGACTTAACGGAATTCATTTTCTTATCACCTTCGGCTGATACTTGACCAGGCTTTGGTGCTTCCTTAACGGCAGCAGCAGCCTTCTTGCCAACTTCATCGCCTTCTGGCGTTTCGTTTGTTGAGCCGCCGAGGTCATCCTCTTGAGCAGGAAGTTTTTGCATTGGTTCCTTGCCAGCATTCATTGATGCTTTTAGAATTTCAGCAGCAGATTCTGATAGTGACTTTGTCATTTGATTTAACTCCTAAAGAAGTAATATTATTTATAAATTTTAAAGTTTTGACACAAAATTCTCAAAGATCTTCAATGAGATTTCGTCAATTTGCTTTTGCTTTGCGTTCTTGATTTGGTTATAATATGCGTTGACATCTAATTCTTTTACAACGCCGTTATCCCAAACCCACTCTTTACCTTCCATAATACCTTGAACGAAAGCCCCTGGTGCGGATGGATCCGCTACGATATCTGCCGCTGTGGCTAGATAGAAATCATCTTGAACCACGTTAACACCATTCACTTCTTTAAGTGAACCCATGCCACGTGACGAGACTCCAAGAGTAGCACCGCCTTCTAGCAAAGACTTTGCAATCTTACCCATTGGTGTTTCAAGAATTTTAGCCTTACCGATCCAAGTAGAACTTTCCTGACGAAGATTGGTAATAAGATGTGATACGCGATCTAGATTGATAGTTGGTGAATCTGGATGACCCAACTCGCCAAATGCGCGGTTTTTGCCGACGTATTCGATCATGTAACGATCAACTTCTTTCTTCATCGTTTCTTCTTTATAAAGACGACCGTTACGATTTTTTTGTTCTGCTACAAGAAAAGGTCCTTCGATGAATAGCGATTTAACACCATTCTTTTCTTCAGTGATGACCTTAACTGCTTCAATTGTTTCTGTGATTAGTTTCATTTTACAACCCTAATGACTGTCTTCTTCTTAATGAACGTTTACGCTTGATTAATGAGCGCGCTAGTTTTGCTCTTCTTTTCACTTTTGCTTTGCGCTGAGAAATGCGACGACGCAAACGCTCTGCAGATGACATACGTGTCAACTTACCACCACGAATTGTATAACCCTTTACGCCAGAGACAACTTTGCGTCTTTGGACTTTGCCGCCACGAATACGCGCTTTGACGAGTTTCTTACGACCCATGCGGACGACATTGGCTTCAGCAATAATTTTCCTTACAACTTCTGATACAATGCTCATTTGCCACCAATTGTAAATTTAACTTTGCTCATAGCGAAGTTTGCTGCTTTATCAAATCCTTTTGGATCTTTGAGCATATCAGCAAACTTCTTTTTATTATCGTCGTTCAATGCACCATGAACCATATGAATGGCTTTTGCTGCACCGTGACTGACTCTTGTTTTCGTTCCATCAGCAAACTTCATCTGACGAGATGTTTGCTTTGGTGTTTCTTCTTGAGCATATTTTGCAACTTGCTCAAGACTTTCCATAACTTCTTCTAGTTCTGTTTCTTCAGCAGCCAATCCAGGGATTACTGATGCTGGATTTGTTGTGTTGCCTGGACGATATGGGATTGTAAATGTTAATCCAAGTTTATCGTTTGTATACAATGCAACTCGTTTTCCATCTGGGAAAATGCGAATACCTTGACGACGTAGCACCAACATTGGTGGTGGTTGAACTTCATCTTGCAATGCTTCGCATAACTGATTTTTATCAGTGATTTCAAAACTGTTTTGAATGTTTTTTCGCAATGCTTGAAATGACTGAACAGAACCAAGAGCTGCCTGTGATAAAGAACTATTGTACTTCATCAAAGCATCGCGTTGATTCTTAGGAAGTTTAGCGACGTCGCCAACTTGCGCATGTTTGCGCATTGCCATCTTAAGAGTTGGCAATTCGTTTGACTTCATGAGTCCTGAACGAACAAGCGCATTTAGTTGCGCATTGTTATCAGGAGCTGCTTCCGTCAACTTCGACTTCAGTTGTTTCAATTTCATTCGTTTCTACTTCTGGTGTAATGAGTGTTGAAGCAAGTTCAACTTTTTTAACTTCTAATGCATCAGTTACTTTATTTGCAATCGCAGACTGAAATGCAGTTGCAAATGCTTCTTTATCCTGATTCATTACCGCATTAATTAGATCAACGTTTTCCATAATTTTACTCCAAATTATTTAGTAATTTCTGATTGAAAGGCTTGGTCAACTGTTGATGATGGTTCAGCAACAGTTGCTGGCTGTGGATTATCTGATTGTTCTTCAGCAATCTCAGTTTCCATACGTTCAATACCTTCTTCATCAAAATGCAACACATGCTTTTTGACCCATGCCTTCGAATAATACGTTCCAACGTATGGATCAATTTGTGCCATAAGTTGCAAACGAGCACCCATGAGTTCTGCTTCCTTCAACTCAGCAAAGTTATTGTCTTTGAGGAAGTCGTAGTGAATCTTTTCTTTTAATAGTTCCCATTCATCGACGGAACAGATGCCCTTTAAGGACAACTGACGCTTCATCAATTCATCGAATAGTATTGTAAACTTATTGCGTAGGCGATCGATAAACTTGGTAAACTTTAATTCATCTCTGGTGATTTCTGTTGAGCGACCTAAAGTAAATCCTGTTTGTGTTTCTAAACGAGAAACAGGCACGTTTAATGATTTGTATAACTTGCTTTCGAAGTAACGAACGTCAGACAACTCACCAAGATTTTGACCTGCTGGAAGAGTTGTAATTTCTGTTGCCTTACCTTCGCCGCGACGTGGAATCCAGAAGTCTTCCATCATTGACATAAACTTACGATCGTCTTTGACTTCACCAGTAGAACTATCGTACACAACCTTGTTGCGGAACTTTGTCATGATATCGCGGAGATATTGTTCTGCTTTGATCTTTGGCATATTACCAACATCAATATAGAACACACGACGTTCTGGTGCGCGTGATAGGCGATAGATTACAACAGCGTCCTCAACCATTCGGAGCTGATTGAGTGGCTTGATGGATTTATGAAGATAAGACAAAACCATTTGACGTTTTGCGTCAAGCAACCCTGAGTTAACATTAACGATTGCATCAGCAGCAATTTTAACTGCAGTATCGTTGACTTGTGTTACCAATGATTGACCTTGTACAGTGGCTTTCTCATTGAACACATAGAATTCTTGATACCCATC